ATGTTTACTGTTTTTCCAGTAAAAGCATCCTGATAGATATTATCATAAGTGGCTTCTTCAGAAACAAGCCCGTTGAAGTAAAGCCAACCTTGGTACGATTTCTTGCACTCAAACCCTTTTAATTGCCATGCTTGAATCTTACTTTCTTCTTTTTCTTTCTTGCCCATTTATACCTCGTATTTAAATCCAATGGAGTGTTGGTTGTCCTACATAATCCCTATCAAAATGACACCAACAGTATGTTACACTATTTGCTGTTTCTTTCTGTTCAATACCTTCTGTGCAACTGATGCGACTAACAAACACATAAACATTCTTCAAATGTCCTTTGCTAAATAGTTGTTCGTATCGTTTCTTACTTTCAAGAAATTGAAGTCGAAGAAGCAAGTATTGTTCTTTTGCACATTCAAAACCTTTATTGACAAATTCATTTGCTAGTTTGTAGGGAGGGTTTGATATAATAGTGTCACAATCAAACTCAACATCTGTATTCAAGAAGTCTTCGTTATATTCTGTAATATACCCATGTTCAAACAATTCATTACTTACAACATAAAGACCTTTCTTACGAAGATACTCACTAACAATACCAATCCCTGCACAAGGTTCAAAATACTTCTTATCTTTACTGAAATCTACAACTTCAAACAATTTATCTAGTGCATTCTCCGGGGTTGAATACAAATCTGAGTAGTCTTTGCTCTTATTTCTCTTAGAGTTTGGGCTTGCCATTAAATCTCCTCAAATTCAATTTTATGATTATAAAAATCTCCGTTACCTGAAGCATGAACACCATATTCAACACCGTCCGGTGAAATAATTTCTACATATGTTCCATCTACAAAGGTAACAGTATACTCTTCAGGAAGATAATAGTCTAGAAATTCACACATCGTTGTTTCGTTATCAGCATGGTCATAGTCTGTTGACCGATAAAATGTTTCTGGAATATTTACTGGCATATCAGTTACTCGCATATTTAAAAACATCTTCTAGGAAACTTAGTGCTAGGTGCAACCAAAGAAGTGATAGTACAACCTTATCTAAAACCTTGTTTGGATTAATTTCCTCGTAACCGAATATTGAACGAAACATAAAAATCATAGCCATAACAAAACAAATTAAACTTACGTAAATCATCTTACTTATCCTCTTCAAAAGGTGATTCAAAAAGTTCATCTTTTTTCATCAACTCTCTCAAACTTAAATCTTGAGGGTTGATGATTTTATATCGTGATTTCTCTTCTTGGCTGCGATTATAGTTTTTCTCGCTTACACCATTAACACCTTCGTAGTCTGGCACATCAAAAGGAAGATCGGTTACAATTTTCTTGCTTTCAGATTGCAACATTTCTACAACAACATTAAATTCTTTGTCATTATTTGGATTACGTGCATCAACATCGAGAATATCGAGACTGTTATAGATATTTTTGTAAGGATAATCACTTCGTAGTTGTCCTTGGAAAATAGTTGTTTCACGAACATGCATCGGACTATGGCGATAACGGACTAGAACACCTTCTACACGGTCAATTTTCTTTGAAACATCAAAACCAATTACATGTAGAGCAGCCATTAGATGATTTTTATTGTTATCCACATCAAGCTCAGGAAGTGATTGAAGAAAGTCAATAGTAACAGATTTATATTTATCTTCAGGGGATAGGTTTGAAATTGTTTGATTCATTAATACTCTCCTTTGTTAAGGTAGCAACCTACAACTTTTATGATTACTATCTTTTGTTATTTTGTTTGTATGATTATACTGATTTAGATTAGAAAGTCAAGGATTATTTTAATTCATTACCAAACATGAAGTTCACTAATAACTTTCAAATCCTCTTCTGTATATTCTACATTAAATTTAGAATTAATCGTATTCAAAAACGATTCTTTGTTGTTATTAACCTCTTTTAGATTATTTCCATCTACAATAAAATACCAATAATCTTCACCCCCGTAACTTCCATCTCCTGCTGATTCGTATGGGACTCCTAGTGATTCTACACAACCACAAGGGTCTTCATCCCACTCTTCTTCTGTAAAATACCCTAGTTCAATTGCTTTGTATTGCAATTCATCATTGAATCGAACACCAATACCACCAACTGCATTATAATCAACACCCATCTACTTTCTCCTTATTTACTATTATAGTTCCAATACATATGATTGTCAAGTGTCTATTGTCCACGGAAAGGATGATATCCTTTATACTTTGGTACAATATAATACATTCTCAACAATCTACTGATTGAGTTTCTGTTTGTACCATACTCATCTGCAATCCGTTGAAGTTCGATACCACTAGAATACAATAACCACCAATCGGATACATCTGATTCTGTAAATCTACATGCAGGGTTATTTACACCTCTTACATTAAATAGATTATTTTGTATAGCATGGTCTGTGTTCTCTTGTTCCGTTGTCCACTCTAGGTTTTCTAACTTATTGTTTCGTTTATTTCCATCTTTATGATTTACGAAAGGTTTGTTATCAGGGTTGTGTAAGAATGCACGAGCAACCAACCTGTGCACTCTAAAAGTGTTATTCCCTAACCTAACTACCTCATAACCAGTGTTCTGGAGGACGTTCTTCCTTATGCAACCTTTGATATTATACTCCCTACCAAGAGAATTTAATACAGTTCTATCTAAGGATTTAACTCTGCCATTAGAAGAGACTTCATATTCTCCTTCAAAACCAATTATTGGTTTCCATAGTTCCAACATACAGTACCTTCCATAGTTTGACGGAGTTGAATAAAACCTTTAATATTCCCAGACCAGAGGTCGCCGTTCTTGTCCACATGGGTAACCCCTTTTTCCCAAACCTCGTTAGGTTCTAACTGTGAAATGTTAGTATACTTCATAACTTTTGCCACATTTTCAAAAGGCGAAGCATGTACCTTTCGTCCACTTGCTAACTTACAGTAAATGTCCATAGCTTTTTCATAAGTATTATTCAGTGTGCGATAACTGACTTGAGCGCAACATGAAGCACTAATAGCTTTTGCCTCTTCTTCAGTCAACAGTTTAATAATATTATCATCCTCATCTGTCAAACAATATGATTCAAATTTACCACCTTTAAAAACATGTTCAACATATGGTGTGTGCCATTGTCCAGATTCAAGCACTTCTGGTTGACTCTGCTTCATTGCTTCAAACATACAGTTTGCTAGTTCTTGAATTTCTGGTTGTGCATCTGGATCACAACGGAGCCAGAAGAAATTATCAAACTCTGTTGCAGTCAGTACTGTTTTCATCATTTGGAAGGGCTCCAATAGACGGTTTACAATTTGCTTATGTGCGCCAATATTGCTCATATCCTCTGCTTGGCTGGCTGCATAAATTGCAGATTGACTCCATTGACGTTTAGCATTATCCAGAGATTCGTCCTTCAACACACTATCAGCTTGCATCCCAGCTTGATTTTTACCCCAGTGAATCGGTGTGGCCGGGTTATTTCGTACTTGCTCAATCATCTTACTGACAGGCACTGCACGACTACTCATTGCATTACGTGAGAACAACCTGTGCGTCATAAGTTCACTATGAATGAATCGATGGTACTCAAGTTCAAATGTAGTGATACGATTACCATTTTTATTAACACTGTCTGCAACAATTCGTGCTACAATAATACCCTTACCTTCTACCACAACTTTATACATTTTCTCTCCTTATTTATTAACCATGCATTACTGGTAAAACATGCTGTTCAGCAACATATACCAAATAATCACCGTCCGCATACTCGATATACTTAATAGGTTTTTCACCACCTAACCAACTATTAGTAGTCTGAAACCAAACACATATTTCAGCTTCACTCTTGTTATAACTTTTCATTAAACTAATTACTTCACCAATCTCACCTATGTCTGGCAAACCTAAATCTGAGAGTTTTGTTTTTAGATTGTGTTTCTCAGCAAATTCATAAATACTTACAGTTTTAAACTGTTTCATCTTATCCTTACTCCATCAAGGTATATCTGCACGTTGTTTATGTCTGACATTGGAATATTATATATTGTTACTAATTCAATGTCAAACTGCTTTCTACAACTATTGTGTTTAATTATTGTTTCTACCAACCTATTGCCCGACGAATCAACCACAACTAGGTATTGTCCTCGTTTTGTATAATATTGCTTACTCACAATACCTCTTCAAGGAATTCACCAATACTTTGCCAATTACTACTATGGAAGTCAAGAGAAATTTCTAGATCTTCACATTGAGTAAAGGGTGTATCGAATTTAATTTTAATAACTTTATCACTAAAACTGTTTAGGAATACATTACGATCATCGATCATTACATCAATATTAACAAAATGTTTCTCTTTTGTTGCAAGAAACCCAAATGATGCTTTTGGAATATCGAACCATTCTTTTGCTGCAACTACCTTACTCTTGAAGTGGTTAGTTTGGCAGTGACTAATAAATACAATAATGTGTCCTTGCTTTGCAAGATTATTGATAACTTCAACAGCATCTTTATATGGTTTCAGTTTTTGATAAAGTGAGGTATCTTTCCAGAAACTAAAACTTTCTGATTCAGTCAAATCTGGATAATACTTACCAAGATTATAGTCAATTTCTTTCATATTTGCAAATTGTTCTTTTGAAATATAATGATATGACATTGCATTCAGATGATCTATCCATGCTCCGTCTTGGAATATACAATCAACAACTGTCAAATCAAAATCAATTCCGATTGTAGCCATTAACTTTCACCTCGGTATTCACGAATTTTGTTGACAGAATACTCGATCTTATTGAGTTCATAATAAAGACTGTTGCCCTTCTTTCCTGCACCATTCACTGTTCCCCATGCACGAACAAGAGACTTAAAAGCATTAGAGAAATCAAAATCATTATCGAAAATATCATAAATCAGCATTTCTGTCTTGACATAACCATTTTCTTTAATAAAATCAATTGTTTTCTGGCTAAGTTTTAGATCGTAGTAACTAGAAGATTTCCCATCCGATTCAATAGGTACTTTCTTTTCCATCTCTTCTCCTTATATTGTAAAGAAAGCCGCTGATTCCAATCGAACGGCTTAAAATAAGTATACTTGAGTTATTCTACAATTGCAAGCTGAATTGTATGAAACTCTTTCACTGAACTTTTACCAATATTATCTTCTGGTTCGTGCCACATAACTACTTGTGCAGGGACAGAACTAAAACCAAGAACACCAGAATATTCAGTTGCTGCTGTATCTACTCCAAAAAATGCCCCATTAAGTACCATCTTATGACAATCATAAGAACACACGTGGTGCATATCCCCGATACGGAAATATTCTACATGCTTTTTAATTTGTTGTCCTCGTTTTTTCATTTGGTCAGACATACTTTTCTCTGTTGCACTATTGAAATATCCGTGCTCATAGATAACAGTATTACCATAAATCTCAGTATAACCAAACGCGCCATGCGGTATATTGAAAGTGATGTTATTATACTTACCAACTTTTGCAAGTTGCTTTAGTGCTGTGTAGATTGCATAGTCATAAGAATACAATCCAGCTTTATAAATATCCATTCCCTTGTGTTGACTAGAGCCATGATTACCTGCAATACCTACAAACTCTACCGGAATACCAAGTTGCAAAATAGGTTCGAGGACGTATTCCCAAATGTAAACAATAGCATTAGAAATCTGTTCAGATAGCCCTGTATCACACGCAACGGCTGATTGGATACCATGTTTCATATGATCCTCTACGATATCCCCGAGGCTTGCAAATACAACTTTATCTACATTTTTAACCCGTTGTTTATCGAGAATAAAAGTCCAGACTTGTTGGCCGTAACCCTCCAATGCGCGAATACCAATTTCTGTATTGTAGTGTTGTGCTACTTTTCCAATTTGCCAATCAGAAAACAATACCTCAACAACACCGTTCTGTTTAGATACAACAGCGGGATAAACTCGTGGAGAGTATTTTAAAACTTGTACTTTATCTACAGCTTTCTCAATACCAACAAGCATCTCTTTAAAATTAAAATCTGTATCTGCAATTTCCCGTTGGATTTTACGAAGTTGATTATTAGCTCTGTGTGCGTGACGTAAACGCTTTGCAAGGTTAGATACCGAGTAGTCTGGGTGTTCACAAAGAACATTTAAGTTTTCTTCAAAAGATTTATCTTCTTGTTCTACATTTTCTTCTTTAACTTGTGATTCGAGTTCAAGCCAAGCAGAATAATACTGGTTAACTGTTGACTTGCCAATATTTAATTGATTTGCAATCTGACGGGAACCAACACCTTGTTGTTTTAGTGCTACAATTTTATCTATGATTTCGTTGTAATATTTAAAATTCATTTACTCTCCTTTCTTTTGTAGAATATGTGGTTGCCAATTCTTTGTGTCTTCTCTAGTTTCTTATAGTCCCATCTAGGTTTGACATTAACCGAATGATAGAATTGACTCTCTTGTGTAAAATCCCACCCTAGTCTATCAATCCAGATAACAACAGTTGAAAGAGCCTCCAGTTGTTTTAGAAGTTCTTTCTCTGATGTTGTCTTGTTTGGAACTTTATGTTTATGTTTTGGGATTTGATGCGTCCAAGAGAATTGCTTACTCTGATAAATTACGCCACACACTGAATGTGGATGCTTTGTATCACGTACTCTATTTAGGACAGTCTTAACAATGTAAGCTTGTCCTATTAATCCCTCTCCTCGACCTTCATAATACAAGTTGCGCACGGCACACCTATACTCGTTGTTATTAACAACTATATTTTCTCTTAGCTGGAGAGGAGGGCCATGCAGCATGGCCCCAACAATTAGATGGTAAGTTAAAATACTTTCAAGAACCATTTGACACCCTTAATTTGTTTTCGTCCAATAATTTTAACTCTTCTAAATCACAACTGTCAAGTAGTTTATTCAAAACAAACTGGCAATCATTTTCAAAACATTCTGTACTCCAATCTACATAATGTTGGAAATTTCTTTCTCTCAGTTCGATATGTAGTTCTTGCTCGTAATCATAAATCTCTTGGTGTGTTGCAGTAAAAATTCTTAACTTGTGAATATTTTTCTTAGAGATCTTAGATAATGTTCTTAAACTTTTAACCCTTTCATCGACATCAAAGCTTCTACCAACCTTTATAAATTTACCATTAAAATCTAAAACATAAAGAAAATCTGTTTCATCTTTTCTTTCAGGGTAATATCCGTTGCCGTTTCCTAACTCCTTTTGTCTGTCTTTCCAGCAACCCATACAACGACTTTTAAGACTTACGAAGCTGCTATAACGAACACTTTGTTTTCCATGTATTTTGCAAATATATTCAAAATTAGAATCTTTGTTTTTGTAGCTATCTGGAAAACCTATAACATCATAATCCATTTCCTTGCAGATTTCAGTACACTTTTGTAATGCAATGTGTTCTGGTGTTCTCCTCCGTTCTGCTAAAGCTGTAGCTTTGCATTTAGGACAACCACTGTTAGTATTAATAACACTATCTATACTAGCAGTCCACTTATGTCCATCTTTTAAGCATTCAAGGTTTAGCTTTGTCCTTTGATTTTTAAACTCTTCTGTAAAACCATGGACGATGAACCCTTTATTCTCTCCTGCTCTGCGAGCAAGGATTAAGAATTGCCAGTCTTTCCAACTTGGTCTTTTAGAACACCCACAGGGTTTGTTTCCTGATTTTAATTTACCTTTTGTACTAATAAAATAGCCATCTGGAAATAACTCTGGATCTTTGGAACATTCAGTACAGGTTACTTTAAAAATTGTGGTATTATTAAGTTTTCCTATTCTTCCTGCTATACCCATAACCTCTAATTTTCCAACTCCAGATTTCCATCCAATAAATTTTTCTGGTTTTTCATATTTATTATTATTATTTTTCATACCTAGTCCCAACTTCTTACACAATTATTAACAAAATCATCTATTACTTTAATTTCACAATCTTCACACCAATAGATATTCCCTGTGTGTTGTCCTTCATAGCAACGTCCTGAATTATAATTGGAATAAGTCGTATCTATAATATCGGTAAGTTCTTTTCCGCAATCGGGACAAGAGATACACATATTAAACTTCCTCTTCTGATAGATCATCAGGAAGAATAGTAGGTGTCTCTGGAACTACAGGAACATCAGTATTGGTCTCAGGGATAGTACTATTGCTACCCTTCTTCAAAGTTGGATCAAAAGTAAAACGAATACCAGAAAGAGATAGAGTATTCATCAATTCAGTTAGCGTTACCTCTGGACGAACCACTGTCATTGTTTCTGGATTTCCACCTGCATCAACAATTGCTTTATTAAGGCTATCAAGGAACTCTTTATTAGATTTAAAGACAGCAATAGCTTCAATGCTATCGGTAAAGGGGTTAAGAGTCAGAGTTGGGCTAGAGCTGTATTGAGATTCGTACATATTATTTGTTCTCCTTTTCTTTTATAAATTGATTAACATACATTTCTTTATGTTCAATGAACTTTTGTAACCACATTTCTGTAAGTTCATGTTTAGTATATTCAGAGTCTTCTGGTAAGTCAAGTTTCTTTTTAAGGGTCTCTGTTTTGTATCTGGAAATCCTACGTTTCTCTACTTCAACAATCTCACCATGAAGCTTAGGAAGCTGAGTTCCAGATTGTTCCAAGTATTCTACAAGATTTTTCAACAAAGTCAATAGTTCAACATCAGTTTTTCCAAACAATTTACGGTAATAAAGTTCTATACGTCCAAGAAATAAATTACTCCTTGAATTAATTGGTTGTCTGACTAGACCACTCTGGTGGTCATGATCCAAAACACATTGGTCAAGTCCTTCTCCATATTTCATCTCCGAAATAGGGCAAGTATTTGTTTGATTATTTTCCCTATACTCTTTGATTTGTTGTGAGCCTTTTATCCACAACTCTTTTTGCAAGATTAGATTGAATTGTTTTCTTCTGGTTGTAGTTGACTTAGTTGTAATTTTCCTTTTCTTGTATCGTCTCAACTTTTCTCCTTTTCAGATAAAGTTACTTCCATGCGAAAACATATAGTGAATTCATTACTGACAGTACTTTGGATAATCTTTGTACTAACGATATCATAGTTACCTTGTTCAGTATACTTAATTGCATCTGTTGTTGCATGATTCAAGAGTACAAGATCAATGCAATTGTTTGGGCCACTGACATCATATTGAAGTTTCATTGTTTATCCTTCTGTATCTGCAAGTACGCATTATAGACAAGGCAAGCATCGGACAAATCTTCTTTTCCTGCATTTTCACCACTATTCTTATATCCATCAAGAACTTGAGGCCAATGTTGTTCTGCAATGGAAGTCATAACTTGTTTATCCATTTTTATCTTAGATTTTTTAGTCTTACCTTTATCATTAACGGTTTCAACTTCTCCATCATTTTCCATCAACACTCTAGCTTTACTTTTAACTTGTGTAGGTGAAATAACAACTATATTTTCTGGTTCAACAAGATCTAATTGTTTCAACTTATGTAACAGTACATAATACAACCCAGCAAGAGATCTTGTTGCATTACCAACAGCATTTAATGCAAGACCTTCAAGAATAACCTTTTCAACATTGTATTCATTGACAACTGAAATTATATTATCAGATATAAAGTCGATCTTGTCAACTTCTTTTTCAAAATAAGTGACACTTTTCAGTTTCTTCTTGCACTCAATACCACCAGACTTAAAAACATCCCAGAAAATTGGTACATTATCATTCCAAACAACAACGGCACATTTGCTGATGCTCTGATCTATACTTAAGACATTTCTCATTCAACCTCTTTTGTTTTAACAGTGGTCTTGTACTCGATACTGTTCATCAAACACTCTTTGAATTCATCCATTAATTCCTGTGAAAGCTGTTCCCCATCGTATTTCTTGAGGCGTTTCATCTTCAACCGATCATATTTGAAAACGGGTATAGTATTTTGGACAAACTGTACCACTTTTTCTTCTTGTTGCTCTTGACTCATCTTTTCTCCTTATTTAAATAATTTACTAAACCAAGATTTAACCTTAGTAACTTTAACAATTTTATAACCTTTCTTCTGGCAATCCCAGCAAGGCTCAAATACTCCTGTTGTAATAACATAGACTGCTCTACTAACTTTGCAAACAGGGCATGGATAGTTGTGGCTAGCAATCAATAGACTGTCATGTAGATAAACAGTAATATCTGCCAATGGTAAATCGTCTTGTGTAAAATCTGGAAGTCCTTTTCCATTTGTATCTTGAATTTTAAATGTCACTATCAAACCTTACTAAAACTAATGCCGTATTTTCCAACCCTGAATTCCTTTGGTTGAAATACAGGCAAATCATAACTATTAAGAATTGGATTACGTTTTCGATCTACAATTTGGAATCTATAACCAAACAACTGCAAAACAGTAAACCCACCTTCGCTAAAGAAATGTGCCATTATTTATTCTCCAATCTTGAGTTCAATACCTTTAAAAGCAATATCATGACCTACAAATTGTGGACTTGTAGTTTCACCGTTGATTTCACCAATCAGACTAAAATCACCGCCTCCTTGACTTGCATATAGCAAATCATCTAATGCAGAGGCTAATTGGTGTGCTTGGTCAACATCATGCAGTTTAATAGTTACAGAGCAAGGTTGGTTCCATTTGTGTGACCCGTTAATATTTACAATATCTACCATTATTTATTCTCCTGTTCTTGTTCTTCAAATAGCTTTAGCATATCAAGAAGATCTTGTTTTGTAATATAAATAATTTGGTCATCTTCATGATCAAGAAGCTCGACCTCATTTCCGAATTTTGTAGCAACAACACTATTAGATAGGTTAATTGTTGACACATTACTCATCTTGTTTCTCCTTTTTCTTTGGTAGTTTTGCATTATATTCTTTCATCAATGAAAAGAAAGTAGTTTTATCATCTCTTGATTTTTTCATATATACTAGACTAAAAATAATCTCTAACCATTGTCCTGCACTAAACTTCTGCTGTTTTCCTGTAAAATCAACAAACTCAACACCATCTGGAAACCAATCCACATATTGTTGTGCTACTTTTTCAAGGCATTCAGTTTTCGTTGTACAAGTGCCTAACAATTTATATGCACTGCTTGCACCAAATGTTAATCCAAAAGGTTGATATGGCATTATACCATCTACACTATCACCTAAAATTGTTTGTCCACACAACCACTTAAAACCATAACCTTTTAGTGATGCTTTGTCCAACCAAATTTCACCAACACCATCATCTATTAACATAGGCTTATTATGAACCAACTTACCATCTCTTGTCAATGGATCAATGATTAATCCTGCAAAACCACGCTGGTCTTTATCAAATGAAACGATAATGTATTTAAACCACCCATGTTTCAGGTAGTGTTGATACCCAATCTCAGCATAAGCTCTGCAAACATCGTCAGCTTCAAAAGTATCTATAGTCTTAGCGTTATGGTGCTTTACGATATACTCTCGTGCCTTTTCTAACAAAACAGGACGCAACATTCCTTCACGATTGCTTTTGTATTGTTGAGGTAATGGTGCATCTAAGCGAAAATTACGCTCGCCGCCCAATAAACAAATATACTTTGTTAGTCCTAAATTTTCAAGCAAAGGTTTAATTTTTTGTTTGATTGCGTGATAGCAATGGCTTTCTTCGGATGGAATCTGGATATCTTCAATAGTAAAATCTTCTTTTTTGTATAATGGAAGCCCTTGGACTTCTCGCATTATATTCTGATCATAAAGATACCCACCTAACTCTTTCTTTTTCCGTCCATGAAAATCTATTCTTGTCTTGAAGTTCATATCGAAATTATGAAGTTCAGATGTAACACGGATTTCACGTTTCTCAGAAGATGCTGCCGAAGTGAAAGCGGTTTGGTCTGCATCAAAAACCACAACTGTTTCTGATCTAATTAATTCTTGAATATTGTCAATATATGGGTATGTCAAATTCCCTCCAATTTTAATTCTTTAAACTTACAAGTGGTATCCAGTAAATCATTTAAAATAGGTAGTGATGGATTTACTAGGGTTTCTGTACTCCAACTGCAATAGTACTGAAAATCGGGGCGTAATTTATCCAACAACTCTTGTTCGTAACCATAAACTTCTTGGTGTGTTGCTGTGAAAATTCTAAGTTTTATAATATTTTTGATTCCAGAGCAACCCTGCCTCTTTAAATCTTTGATTCTCTCATTTACATCAAAAGATCTCCCAACCTTAATAAATTTATCATTAAAATTCAATACATAAAGAAAGTCTTGTTCATCTTTTCTTTCCGGATAATATCCATTTCCATTACCTAACTCAATTTGTCTTTCTTTCCAACACGCTGGACATCTAGTTCCTCCATTTACAAAGCGATCATAAATTACAAAATTAGTTCCGTGTTTTTGGCAAACATATTCAAATTTAGTTTTATGAGCACCTTTATATGTCCCTCCTACAAAGCCAATCGGCTTATAATTCATATCTAGGCAAATATTTTCACATTTAATAAAAGCTTCCATATCTGTTGGTTTGTACACGCCAGAACATTTAGGACAACCTTTTTTATGATTGATCACACTGTCTATAGTTGCAGACCATTCAAAACCATCATGTAAGCACTTTAGTCTCAATTTCGTATTTTTACAATTTCTAAATTTAGTCACAAAACCAATAACTTCAAATTTACCAGCGCCCTCTCTACGTGCAAGGATTAAATATTGCCAATCTTCCCATCTTGGGCATTTAGAACAACCACAAGGTATTTGGCCGTTTAATAAACTACTCTTCTTGTTTATAAAATAACCAAGAGGAAACAACTCCCTGTCTTTAGAACACTCTGTACAAATTACCTTGAATGTAGTATTCCTACCTTGTTTTCCAGCAATACCAATTACTTCCAATCTCCCCTCAGGGCTTTTCCAACCTATAAAATCTTCTGGTTTTTGTGGAGGTTTTCTTTTATTTTTAACTTTTAATTCTTCACTACTGTTCAAACACCCCCCTATAAAAATAGAGCCTCTTAATTGAGGCTCCTTTATACTATTTAACACATATCAAACAAGTTTGGCTTTAACAATTTCATAGGCACTAAGTGCTTCATCAGAGTCTGTTGCAGTTTCGGTCACTTTTGCACTCAAATGCTCGGCAACAATACTTTTCGTATATTTATTAAACTTACTCTTCTTAAGTGCGTTATCCCCATGTAAATATTTATGTGTATCGTACAACCCTTGTAGAATAACTTTCTCAGAATCTTTTGCTGATTGCACAATTTCACGAAGTTTAATAATCTCGTTTACTTCTTTTACAAATACATCACGGTCTTCAGTACCAGCAGGAACTACATTTACTTGGGATTGGTTTACCATATCTTATTTCTCCTTCTGTTTATCTATTATTTATATTTTAATTAAGAATAGTATTGTTCAAAATAGAATTTGGCATAAGGAACGTTATCAATGTCACCATAGAACAGATCTTCCCCAAACTCATCATAAAATTCCTTAACCTTCTTCCACAAATCAGACTGAAAAGCAGATTCAACAAAAATACAGTCTTCTGATTCTTCTTCGTAGATTGAATAGTCATTGCTGTATCCAGCCCAGCGATAATCTACATAATTATCTTGGACTGAAGGATCTAGGTTTGCTTTCAACATACCTACACCGTGCCCTACGTGCTTCATACTACACTCGTCTTGATCGCCACAACTCCAAATTGCATTAATAATTAGTTTGGTTTGTTCTTGTGCTTTCTTTAGCTTCTTCTTAATCTTCATTTATTTCTCCTTTATCTTTTAGTTTATATCTAGAATTTATTATTCGTAAACAGTAATTGTCTTTTCTACAGGAAACACTTCTTTCAGATCATCGAGGTCTGGTGTTTCAAAACCACAATCACAACGGTCGAGGTTTTCACCTTTTACTTCAATACTTGGATACTCAAAGAAACGTACTGTACTATCAATAGTGACCTTTACAACTTTGATTACACTGTTATACCAATAGTGCTCACTAGTCACCTCTTTATGTACAACATCAAAACACTCCTCAAATGTTTCAAATAGTTCATATATGTCTGTTGAGTATCCCTCTTCCTCATTAAACTCTGTAATAAACTGTTTTAGTGTTTTCATTAGTTATTCCCCTGCTCTTCAAAAAGCTTTAACATATCCAGAAGGTCTTGTTTTGTTAACCAAGTAAAATACGGGTCATAGTTTTGTATACAAATCTCACCATATTTTTGGTGATAACTGTATCTCATGTTTATTTTGTTTTCTGGTCTATCCATATTATATTTTCCTTTTAAATTATTGTGTCTTCAGATCTTTAATAACTTCAAGAGAACCATGATCTTTAAACGTCTTGTCTTTTACAAACTTAAAACACTCATAGACATCTACAATTGAAGCATTATCATCTGTAAAGTTCAACATGTCTTTTACTGTCTTATCCATCAGTGGATATTGTTTAAGTCCTTTAAAAGAGACATATCCTAACAGCTCATGAAGAAGATTAATTTCAGCTTGTGACATCTTGACAACATAATCACCAACTTTGTTGATTTTCTTAAGTTTCATTATTTATTCTCCTTTGTTTTCCGATTAATGAAACCGAGAATCTTACTCTTCCCTGATTTCACTTCGTCTATTTTACTACCGTTTCTGCAATTAGTCAAGAGGTTTTCTTCTTCGATTTGAATTATTGCGTTGTTGTACATCATGAACTCATCTAAATTCTGTGCTTTCTGAAGTAGGTTATAAATTATTCCTAGATCCATAAATTAATTATCCTTTTGTCCACTTTGGAGATGATGCCGCTGCATATTAAGAGTCTCCTTTATGTTGTCCCACTTGAACCAAAACCCCCTTCTCGTTCATTGTCTAATGCTTCAAACAACGGAAGATATGAAAGAGGAATAATTTGTGCAATTCGTTCGCCTTTTTCAAGGGTAACAGGTTCAGTGCCAACATTGCGATACATCACTTTTACTTCGTCTTTGTAGTCTGAATCAATAATACCAACACCATTCATCAAAAGCAAATTCTTTTTCAACGCAATTGAACTGCGGGCAGAAAGCATATAAAACATGTGGTACTCATGATTGTCAATGTAATAGTCTGTAGGTATAAGCATAGTTTGATTTGGTTCAATAGTTATCTGCTTTGAACAAGTAAGGTCTGCACCAGCAGAATATTTAGTTTGTCGTTTAATCATTTACTCTCCTTTTTAATATTTTTTCAACAAATCAATAATACTATCTTTTGTTGCTAGAATTTTATCAAATGTATCAGCAACAATTTTATCGTCACGGATTTCAACAAAACGTGGCAAGAAGATGCTGTATTGATCTTGTTTCAGTTCGTTAGTTACCAAATCATTCCCTTTGATTGTTACAATCTTACCAATCATTTCATCTTGTGTCAAGAAGAACTTCTTGCGTTGTGCATCAGTCAAGCCGCTACCAACTTTGCACTTCACGATACCGTCTTCAGATTCTACAAAAATTGCACCGATCTGTCCAGACTTTTTACTATGTTCTTGGAAACCAATAATTTTCATTTCACATTCGAATTCATTTTTGAGCTTCAAACCATCCTTAACTTTACCATCTTTCCATTTTAGTTTAGGTGACTTGATTACAGTCCCTTCCATGCCTTTAGAACGTGCTTCTACAAAATGATCAATAACTTCTTGTGTTGTATTACAGAAACGAGATTCTACCATTTGAATGTGTGGTGTGTCAACATAACCTACAATATTTTCTACCAGATTAAAACGTTCAATATAGTTTTCTGTTGATTTCCGATTATTATATTCATCAATACTAACAACATCCCAGAGAACAATAACAACTTTATCTGGATCAGATTCATCACTGTTCAAGTATCCATTACCAATCTTGCGTTCTTCAAATTCTGTAAAACTGTTTCCTTTACGGACAAGTGCTTCGCAGTGTAGGACAAAACCAGCTCCTGAATCTGTAATCAACTCCATTAGTTTCTCTTCTACAGTATTAGGTAGTTTGAACTTGCAATTAATACCACTTCGTGAACGATAACTAACAGAATCATTAGTAACAAACACGTCTGCATAGAGACCGTCAAGTTTAATTTGAGAATAGCACGGAAGTTTGAAATTCTTAATTAGTTTTTCACTAAACAGTGTGTACGATAGATATGGTGGTTCTGTAATCAAACCTTTCCAGATTTTATTAATTGTGGTTGTCTGTACACCACAATCTAAATCTTTCTTGACAATATTGCAAACAAGTTCTTGCACCTCAGTTGATCGTTCTGACAAGACACCAACCAAGAAAGAAATTGCTTTATTTCCTGTCACTTCACGAGAATAAATTGTTTCAAGGACATCAAACAAAATCTCAAATTCTTCATCCTCATCATACTCGAAATATTCACCGTGTTTCCAGTTATCTTCATAAGGGATACTTTTAATATAAAAGTTAATGCTTGGGTCATAAGCGAGATAGAAAACTCTCTTTAGAATTTCATTATCTTTGTTTGCAAGCAAGATTGATTCCTTCTCATTACGAGAAGATGTTTGACGAAGTTCTTTAATAATATCTACAACCTTTTTCATTCTTTCTCCTTAATCAATATATAGTGGGACAACGCTTACCTTTGTTGATACTTGTGCTCTTGGTCTCACCCCTAACATTTCGGTACAAACATGTCTTGTAATTTCCTGAAACCGATTCAGAAACAAGTTTGTATCTGCTGTGTGCTTTACTTTCGGTGGCGCTGACACTTGGTACAAATGTAGCGACAACAAGAATGATACCAATAAATACCAACATTGTCCACCCTTTGATTTTGCTTTTCATTTTAATCTCCTATAACAACTCTGTAACTAAAGTATACTAAGGTTTGTCATTATCATCCAGACTTTTCTTACTAACCGGATCATAGATCCCCATCTGGATCCTTTCATGGCAACTTAATAATGTCCAAGGGATATTGTTAGATTTATAAAACTCCACATCACGAAGCCATGGTGCCCAAACCATGTACTCATCCCAACTGAGCCATTCGTCATTTGGATCATTATATGTCTCATCCATATAGTCCAGCCATTTGTACACATACTCCATTTTTGTCTTAAATAGTGGTGCATGTATATCAAAATTAGATTTCTTCTTAACAGGTTGTTTTGTAGTAACTTTCTTATCTGAAGATTTAGGTTTGGTAGTTTTATTACTTGTCGTTTTTTTCTGTGTTACTTTCTTTTCCACTCATCTTCTCCTTTTCTTGCTCTGTAATCATCTCCATGATAAACTTCAACGGCAACACACGCAACATCTGCCTCATGTGGGGCAGTAATGCACCCTCCTCCTGCCCGACCCACCGATCACCACCTAAAGCTAAGATCCCCGCTTCAAACATTGCAGAGTTAGCCAAATTAGTAGCAGAACTATTAATTTCTAATAGTTGTTGTGCAGAGAACAGTTGTTTTGGTTTATCTTTAAAAGTCATACTTAATTCCTTCTTTATCAAGTTGTTCTTTAAGTTCTGAAACTGTCAAAGCATTCCCTTTGCAGTTTTCAGGAAGATCTACAACAATAGATTCTCGTGAAGCTTTCCATACTGTCCAAGCCCATTGAGTCTCATAATCAATATATTCTCCCCAATCTTCTGCATCCAGTTTGAAGAATTGTTTAGCCCATTTTTCAAATTCTTCTCGTACTTTATCCATTTCTTTTCTCCTCAGATATTAAAATGTTGTTTCAAAACTTTTGGGACATCTGAACCAGAACCAAGCACAGTAATCCCTACCATACCTTCATCATTATTTTCTGATTCATTGATAACCTCATCAAATGAGAATTTCTTCCCAATTCCCCGACCAAAATCAATACCTCCACCAAGATACACTACATACTTGTCAATTAAAGGTCTGGCAGCTTCGCCACTACTGTAATCAACAACTATACCAATAAATGTATACTGGGAATAATCTTCACCGTCGTAAACATTCCAAGAAATAAGTGCGTTGTTTTTAATAGTGTTTCCATTAATATCTACTAAGCTATTCATATTATTTTCCTTAAAAATAAATATTATCCAAATCATACTCTGGTTTGTTCAAGTTATCAAGTTCTTTTTCTGTCCGCAATTTGTCACTCATTGCGGAACGAATGTTGTATTCGGCTTCCTCTAGTTTATACAACAAACCTTGTTTAATCTTTTCACGAGAACGTTGAGCACCTTTCTTAATAAAGAAGCAGCCTCCCCAACCCTTGCTGTGATTTGAGTGATAACGATTCAAGATATCAATATCATCATAATATTTTAGTTGATACTCATTGCATTCTTCATAATCATTAATGTTTCCCATAAATGACAATAGTACACAATCTTCTGGTAGTGTATAACTTTCTGAGTCTGTCCCCATACTCCAAAACAGATCTTTGAAGTTTTTACCATCCCAGATACACATTTGTGATTTACACCAATAAGAT